AAAAACATCCCTGGGAATAAGTAGAGCATTACGTCTCAGGAAATGCCCTGGCTCCGGTGATGTGGTAGGCTAGTGCGAAAAAATCTGTGGGTAGGACAATGCTCTGTGGCTACCCCACGGATTTTAACGAGGATGAAAATGTATACTGATATTTTACAAGGACCAACGATAACTTTTACTCACGAAGAATATTGGACATATAATTTATTTATAAACATGTTAGCATTTACTGAGGAAATTTGTTTAACAGAATTATGGCTATGCCTGAAGGAGCAATTATGAAAATATTATTTGTTTTATTAGCATGTGTTTGTTTAGTAGGATGCAGCGCGAAGAATATTAATAAAGTTAAACGGGTTCGCGATGTTTACGATAATGTTACTTCCGAGGGAGTACAAGATGTTGTTAATGAAAAAGTAGATAAGATTGTTGATGACGTGAAAGATATTGTTAATGAAATTAAAGTGGAGCTTGAAAAATAATGTGGGATTTGAAAATAAATAAAAAAATGAATGATAGGGCAAGTAAAGAACATGAGGATGAAGCATGATGAAATGTTATTCTTGTAAACAAAATGTTAATCCTGAAGTATTTAATAAGCAATATAATTATTGCCCTAAATGTGGATTACCGTTATTTAAAATAGAGAAAGTGAAATTAAGATGATGAAATGTCGAGCAAGAAAATTTATTGATAACTCAGCAGTCGTTAGTACACCACACGCTTGTTTTGGTGGGAACGGTCAACCTGAGTGTGAGCATTTAGATAATTGTATTTTACAGAACAATCAGAAATTACTTCCGCGTGAAGTTAATGAATTAAATTTTGACCCTGATACTAAAGTTCCTGGACCAGAAGGAGCGAGATAATGCCAAGAGGTGTACGTAGAAAAGTTTGTTTGAAAACTGGAAAGAAACCAACACATAAACGTAGACATAAAAATAGATAATTATTTACAAGGAAAAGTTATGAGTAGACGCGCATACGAAATGGAAGATATGGTTGAAGGCTGGCAAGATATTATTTTAAATATGATGGAAGAAGGTGCTGGCGAAAAAGAAGTCATGGTTGCAGTGTTAGGAAAATCATATCGCGCATGGAAAAGATTACAAGCAAACGATGAGGAATTTAGGCGCATCGTTTCTTTTGGTAAAGTATTAGCTCAGGCTTGGTGGGAAAAACAAGCGAGAGAAAACTTACAGTCAAGATATTTTCAGACCGGATTATGGTCAATGAATATGAAAAATAGATTCGGTTGGACTGACAAGCAGCAATTCCAATTAGATATGGGAGACAGTCTGTATGAAAAATTCAGAGAAACATCCACGAAAGCCCTTAAAGCCGAAGCAGAATCAATGCTCAAGCAGTACGGACTTGGAGCCATCGCGGATGAATCAGATTCTAAAGGAACTCGCGTTTCGTAAACATCAGAATCCGATTGAATTTTATGAACATCTATTTCAGCAACGATTATTTCATGATGACCCGGCAAGAGTAAAAGGGTTGTTCGGTGGAAATAGAAGTGGTAAGACTGAAGAAGGAGCTGAATACGTAAACGTAAAATGTTTAGAGAAACCTGGACAGCGTTGGTGGGTTTGTGCTAAGAACTTTTCTGATAGCGTTAATATTCAGCAGAGAAAAATTTGGGCCTTGTTGCCCAAGAGTAAAATTAAGTACGGAGATTACTCTGAAGTAAACGGATTTACAAATAGAAAATTGATTTACAAAAATGGGTCTATGATAATTTTTAAATCGTATGACCAGAAGCGAGAAGCGTTTCAGTCTGATGACGTTGATGGTATATGGAATGATGAAGAACCACCTTATGATATATACCGTGAGGAACGTATGAGATTAATTGATAGAGATGGAGAAATGATTTTTACTATGACTTCATTAAAAGGAATTACTCAGCTGCTCGAAGAAATATTTGATGGTTACGAATCTATCAACACTAGATACGCGCCATTGATTAAGGAACACATCCCTACTTTAATAAAAAAAGAAGGGATGAGTTTTTATATGTTATGGACAACCGATAATCCTCATATCAATCAGTCTCGTGTTATATCAGAATCAAAGTTAATGAATCGCGATGAAATTAAAGCTCGTATATATGGATTGCCTGTAAATTTAAAAGGCAGAGTGTATCCAAAGTTTTCAAAAGATATTCATGTTATACAAATGGAGGACGTTCCATTTCATGATTGTAGTTTCTTAACAGTAATTGACCCACATGATAGAAAACCTTACGCTATTATTTGGGCTGCTGTTGATAGCATGGGTAGGCTTTTTATTTTTCATGAATCTCCATTCAATAAAGATTTTAATGATATTGCTTACGGAGATAAAACTTATGAAGAATATACATCATTGATAAAAGAAGTTGATATGAGTATTCGTAAATTAGGTGGAACGAGTTTCTTTGATAGAATCATTGACCCTAACTACGGAAACTCTACAATTAAATTAGCTGAAAGACAAGGCGGAAGTTCAAAGACTACAGTTAAAAAAGAATTTTCAAAACGAGGACTTAGATTCAGAGACGGGATTGACTTACTGGAGGAAGGTCATCTTAAAGTTAGAGAATATCTTCACTACGAAGATGCTTACAATGAAGAAGGGGTACGTGAAATCATAGTTCATCCTAAGTTGTTTATAGTAGATGTATGTATTAATACGATTGCTCATTTAAGTAAATACGCTCATAAGGACCCGGAGACACCAGGCGGAGATGTTAAGAACACCGTTGGTCTTATTGAGAAGTATAAAGATTTCGCTGATTGTGTTCGTTATTTATGTATGAGTAATCCCAGGAAGAAACAACGTAAAGTATTTGAACCCGATGAACGAAAGGCTTACTAATGTCTGAAACAAAATATACGTGTCCAATTCATGCAAAAGCAAGATTTGATGAAGTTGGTAAGTGTCCTGAATGTTTAGCTCTTGTAGAAAAGAAAAAATTATTTGAAAAGAATCCTAATGATTATGTTAGGACAGACAGTTTAATTATGGCTGCAAAGTTTGATGCTAGTGGAAATATGATGATTGCTATTAATCATAAATTAGCTAAGAGAGATTTACATTATGCTTATGGTGAGTTATCTCATAATTATCGCGAGATACTTTCATTTAAAAGTATGATGGCTCAAAAGCAAAATAAAAGCCCAATAATTAAACCCGGTGATTCTAAAATCATAAAAAAGGGATAAGATATGGCGATTAATAACAAAAAAGATAAAGCTGAAGAAAAAAAACAGAAGTTAGCTCAGAGACCTAATCCACCAGAGATGGATTTAAAGTCTGATAAGTTCGGAGCCGTTGAGGAACAAAAAATAGTTGATATGATAATTGTTGATATTGAATCAGCTCGTGTCGATATGTCTGGATGGGTTGACCAAACAGAAAAGGATATTGCTCACTATGAAGGAAAGCCACCTTCAGAGCTTGAAGATTTAGATAAAGAAGATTGGCAGAGTGATAGAAATTTAGGTCTTTGTCCTTCAGTGTGTGATGCTTACCAGGCTACATTACTTCAGACTTGTTGGAATCCGAGCACTATTCATTTTAAACCTACCAGAGCTGATAATCCAGAGAATAAACAGAATTTAGAATATGTTGCAAGGTGGATGGTCGATAGAAATGAAATGGATTTCTTTCCAGAGATTGATGATTATATTCATAACAGAATTGTTTTAGGAAGTTCTTTTGCTGAAATTCATTGGAAGGTTTGGTATGAATGGGTAGATGAGAGAATCTTAAATAAAAAGACAAATAAATATAAAGTAAAAACTTCTAAGAAAAGATTTGAAAAAGCAGAGTTGACTAATATTGCAAATCCCGAAGATTTAATGTTTGTTGATTTTGGAAACAGTATTCAAGATTTACCTTGGCTCGTTCATGTTTTACATAAATATTCTTCAGAAGTATGGGAATCAAAAGAAAAAGATATTTATAAGAATATTGATAAGAAATGGATTGAGAATATGCGTTCATTGAAATATCCAGCCGAGAATCAACAAGCAAGAATAAAGGCTGAATCTTTAGGTGAAGTGTATTACGAAGATATTGATGATTTAAGAGACCATCCCATAGATTTGTATGTATGGTATGGTTGGTATAAAAAGAATGGTAATAGAGAGAAATATCGTTTTGTTATAGAACCACAATCAAAGACATTTTTATCCGGCAAACCATTACGCAAGATTACCAGAACTGGAAAGTATCCTTTTACTGGTGGTCCTCTTATACGTGTACCTGGTCATATTCGCGGAAGGTCAATTCCAAGTTTGATTGCTCCTATTGTTAATTCATTTAATAATATTTACAATCAGAAATCTGATTTTCAATATGTTACGAATTGTCCATTTGGTTTTTATAATCCGGCTATTAGTGAAGGATATTCGCAGCAAGAATTTAAGTTAAAACCAATGACATTATTTCCTGTTGATGGAGCACCTACTGATAATGTATATGTTCCTAACCTGGCTAGAAGTATGGCATGGGCCGTTGAAGATATTAATATCCTGATGGAATTACTTGAAAGGCTTACTGGAGCTGCATCGTTTTTTATGACTAATCAGAGAAATGTATCCGGTACGGCAACTAGAGATATAATGATTCAAGAGAAATCTGAAACAAGATTTGGTCAATGGGTAATGAGATTGAATTACGATATATGTGAATTGATTAATGTTGCTATTGGTTTTTATCAAGATTGGGCGCCACCTAACCTTGGAGATAGGATATTAGATGATGAAGGCCAGCAAGTAATTAGAAATTTCTCAATCAATGCTATTCGCGGAAGTTACTCAGCTATAATGTCTCCTGATTTTCTCAGTGGTTCAAAAACACTTGAGAAGCAAGTTGCTCTTTGGGGATACGAGAATCTTTCTCAAAGCATATGGATGGACCCAAGAGTTAATCCTAGTGGTAACTGGAATCTTACTTCAGATACTATTAGAAAAGTTATGGGTACTGATGATGTTGAAAGATATATTGGTAAAGAGCCTCCAGCAATGCAAGGAACATCAGATGAAGTTGCTCAGGAATGGTCTCGCTTTATGAACGGTGAGGATTTTGACCCGGTTGAAGGAGAGGACCCGGCTGAACATTTCATAGGACACATGAAGCAGCGCGATGAGAAATTGTATAAACTTGACAAAGAATATAGAGCTTCATTTGAAAAGCATTTAATGAAGTCATCTGTTAATTTTGTTAATATGTTGAAAAAGATTCAAATAGAACAGGCATCTAATATGGTTGCTATGAATATGATACAGCAAGGTAAACAGCCACCGCAAGGGCCTCAAGCACCACAAGCACCAGTCCAAGGAGGACCAATAGTATGAACGAAAAATACGCTCAAAGCGATGATATAGAAATAGTTTTATCATTACACAAGAATAAAGGTTGGGAACTTTATAAGCAAGATTTAGTTAATAGGATAGATAAATTGAATATAAAAAAAGATAGTCTTTTATCCCAACATAAAGACAGAGAGGCTGGTGAAACATTAGCTAGACAAAAAGAATTAATGTTAAGTGTTAATTGGGTTGAAAGTAAATTGAAAGAATTAAAGGAGAAGATATAATGGTTGATAAAGTAAAAGGTATTACAACTAAAAAAAAGAGTGTGAAGAAAATAGTTTATAAGCTTTACGCTCCGGAAAATAAATATCTAAGTAAGGAAGAATATGTTAATAAGAATAAAAAGAATAAGGAAAGAAAGATTAAATTAGCTGCTTATAATAAAAAGCTAATTAAAGAAGAAGAAGATGCAGCAGCTAAGGCTATTGAAGATGCAGCTAAAGCAAAAGCAGCAGCAAAAGCAAAAGTAGATGCAATAGTAAAAGAAGAAGCAAATAAAAATAAATAAAACATAACAGTTTTCTTGGTTTTCTCAAAACTATTGGAGGATACAAAATGTTTGAAAGTGATATTAAAAAAACACCTGATGAAGTAGCTAAGGAAAAAATGGAACAAATTACATCTAGTAAAGAGACACCGGAAGAAACCGAAGCACGACATAAGGCGGATGCTGATATTAAAGCTGCGGAAAAGAAAAATGAGGAACCTGGTAAAGCCTCTACGGAATCGCAAACCGGAAAAAAAAAGACACCTGATGAAATGAGTGAAGCTGAAAGGCTAGAAGCTCAAGCAGTAAAAGATGAACAACTTTTAAATGCTACTGATGAAGAAGCTGATAAATTATCGGAAGATGATAAGAAAGCAAGAACCGAACTTCAAAGTAAAGCAAAAAAAAGTAAAGTTCAAGAACGTATTGACCAGTTGGTTCGTGAACGCGAAGAAGCGAAAGAGGCTAGTGTTGTTGACCGTAAAGCGGTTGAGGATTTAGAAAAAAGAATTAAGGATTTAGAGAATCCTCCAAAGAAGGAAGATTTCTTCGTTACTGTCGAAAAAGAGAGGATAGTAAAATATATCGAAGAAGATTCCAGTAAGCCATTAGCTGAACGTAGAGAAATGTCTAAGGAAGAACTTAATGAATGGGCTATAGAGGATAACTTGGCTGCAACTGCTTGGATTACTCAAAGAACTATTCGTAGGTCTGATGAGAAAAAAGAAGATAAATCTAAGGAGCAAACCAGGAAGATTGTTGACGAGATAATTGAAACTCAGAAACCTTCTATTGAAAAAACTCTTAAAGCACATCCAGAGCTTGATACTAAAGCCAGGGAATTAGAACTTGAGGGCCAAGGTAAGAGTAAGCAAGAAATATTTGATACTTTGTGTAGTGAAAATAAAAAGTATAAAATAGTTCAAGAGGTTCTTTCTAAGAATAAACATTTTTATTCGTTACCTAACGGACCGGAGTTAGCTGTAGCAGAAATGGAGAAAATTATGGGTAAATCTTCTAATAGTAACAGCGAAACTCAGGCTGAACATGATGCTAGAATCACAAAAGATGCGCTTGATAGAGAAGCAGAGAGACAAGCTGAAATAGATGCTGCTAGTAGTGAAGGTTCTAGTCATAGTAAAACAGGTAAGAAAAAAGTTGAAAAGAGTGAACTTGAATTAGCGCAAGAAGCTATTGTTAAGAGGTCGGGTCTCACGCAAGAACAAGTTAAGGCTAGGTTACAACATCGAAAAGAGAATGGTATAAGATAATGAAAAGTGGAAAAAGAGATGACCTTCAAAATTCTTATATATGTGGTCAATGTAAGACTGAGATTTTTTTCGATAAAGGTGATGATGCTCCTGATTGTGAAGAATGTGGTTGGAAGCATAAAGCATTAAAGAAAAACCAAGTACCTCTAACTATAAAATTAGATTTGCGTAAATACTCATAAAGGAGGATGAATCATGGGTAAGATTAATAGATATATGGCATCCGGATTCGTTTGCATTGATGAAATTCTTTCTAGGGATTTAGCAACACGCGGAGCTGCGGTTGTTAGTATCTCTAAAGGGGATGTTCTTCACGATGTAGATGGATACGCTTCTAATGCTGTTACTGCTTTTACACACGAATTACTAGGGGTTGCTACTGCTGATTGTGATAACTCAGCTGGTTCCGTTGGTGATTTAGATATTCAGTACGTAAGATATGAAGCCGGATTAAGATTTGCTGTAGCTGTTGAAGCAACTGCTTTAATAGTACAGGCTGATGTTGGAAATGTAATTGATTTACAGAGTGTGAATACTGTTGATGAAGCTGACTTAGTTACTGATGCTCCGGGTTTTAGAGTTGAAGAAATTGATGTTTCAGCTGAAGCTGTAGCCGTTAATACTTATGGTTATGCCATTGGTCGTTTTTACATTGATAGTTAATTAATAGGAATTTAAATTAGGGAGGATTAATCATGCTTACAAGAGCACAAGTAGCTGCATTATACACACCGATTTATGATGAGTTTATGCTTGAAGTGTATAAAGAAGAAACGCAGGTGCATCCCCTACTTTTTAAATCCGTTGATGATAAAACCAAAGAACGTAAGTACGATGGTATCAGTGGGTTAGGAATGTGGGTAGATGCAACTGAAGGTGAAGGCGGAGGGTACGAGGACCCTGTTCTTGGATACCCAAAGACTTTCACTCAAACAAAATTCTGGAAGAAATTTCAGGTTTCGTTTGAAGCTGTTGACCAGGATGAATACGCTTTACTGAAAAAAGAAGATGATGTAAAGAATATTGGTCGCGGTGCAAGAGCGAAGGTAGAAAAAGATACTTCTGATATTTTTAATGATGGTTTTGCAACTGCTGGTCCTGATGGACAGTATTTCTTTGATACAGACCATGATAAAAATAGAGACGAAGCTGGAACTAATTATGATAACTTGTTATCAGGAGCTTTCTCACATGTTAATTTAGAAGCTGCTGAAAAACAGATGTCTGCTAACTTTTTCGACCCAATGGGATTACCTATTCCGCTGATAGAAAAACCTATTTTACTTTTCCCTTCATATTTGAAGGCTAATGTAGAAAGAGTTTTAAGTGAAAGAGCAGATAATGAACCTGATACTTCATTAAGAAACATTAACGTGTATAAGGGTTCTTATACTCTGGTAATGTGGAGATGGCTTGATTCAGTATTAGGTGGAAGTGATACAGCTTGGTTTATAGTATTTCCTGAACTTGGTTATTTGAAAATCGTTTGGAGTGCAAAACCTTCTTTCTCAGCTTGGGTTGATGAAGATGCTGAATTTTACAAATTCAAAGGTCGTATGCTTAACGATTGTGGTTATATTAATTGGAGAGCTGCGTTTGGTTCAACTGGTCTTTAATAGAGAATAAAAAAGGGAGAATAGTTATGAAATTTAGTAAAATTCTTGTAAGCCTTTTAGTAACTCTATTAATACTAGGAGGCTATGTAATGCAGGCTGATGCTTCTAATTTAGAGTATTGGTCAAGTAGCACCTATATAGAGAGCGATGGAACTATGCACGTTCCTAGTCTGTTTATCAATGGAGTAGAAAAAAGTTCATGGGGAAGCGTTGTAAGTCCTATGACTGATGAAACCGGGTACGTAAATCCTACTGATGCTGGTAATTACATCAGGATGTACGATGCTGGTTATATTCGTGTTGGAGATGCAACGAATACTGGTGATTATTACATTCTATTTCAGAGTGATTCAGATGCTTGGCAAATAGGTAATGATGATGGTACTGATGATTTCATCGTTTGTCATGGTGGAACAATGGGTACTGATAATAGAATAGCTGTAGATGATTCTGCTACTGTAACCAAAATAACAATAGGTGATGCTACTGAATATGATATGCAGTTTATATTTGATGGTAATGAGCAGAATTATTCTATCGGTTCAGATGATACGACTAATTCTTTTGTTATCGCTGTTGGAGATGCGTTGGGTACGTCTAATGCTTTAATGCTTGATGCTAATTCAAAATTAACTACATATGGTGATATTGTTATGACTGGGACAACTCCGACTTTAACTATTGGAGATGCTGGTGCTGAAGATGTTCAACTTATGTTTGATGGACATTCAGGCGGAACTGATTGGCATATTAGTTTAGATGATTCTGCTGATGAATTAGAAATAGGTGTAGGCACTACTGTTGATACTACTCCGGCTATAACTATTGCATCCGCAACACAAGTTGTAACTTTTTATGCTGATGCGTTAATCACTGGAACAACTCCGATGTTAACTGTTGGTGATGGCGATGCTGAAGATAATTCGGTTTACTTCAATGGAGTAACTGATTTTTCCGCTGGCGTTGACCACTCAGCTTCTAAGTATGTAATTTGTAATGCTTCAACATTAGAAGCCTCAACAGCAGCACTTACTATAGATGTCAATGAGGATATAACTCTTCCTGTTGGAAGTCTTTATATTGTGGATGATGAAAAGATTATCTTAGGTACAGGAAGTGATTGGTCTGTAGAGTATGATGAAGCTGTTGATAATCAGTTGATTTTCTTAACAGCCGGAACTACTGCGATTGCTGATGGAGACCCAATGTTTGAAATTATAACGGGTGCTTCAATGGATGCGGACCAAGAAGTATTTGGTGTATCCAAAGGAACTCAAGCCTCCAACACAGCATTATTTACAGTTGATGAAGATGGTGATATAGTCGTTACGGGTACTTCTACATTAACTGGTAATGTTACGTTAATTGGCGATTTAGATATTGATGGTGATGGTCTCACTTCCGATGGTGATTTATTGATTACACCAGGTGGAGATGAAGTTCATATTAACGGTGGTTTAGATGTTGGTGGAACGTCAAATGTTGGTGATAATAACCTAGCAGTTGGCGGAACATCGGCTTTTACTGGTACTGTTACTTGCACTGGAGCTATCGTTGCTAATGGTGCTGTAACACTAGGTAATGCTGTTACTGATGTTGTTACGATAACTGGTAAAGTTGCTGGTGCAACACCAATTAGTTTTGATGGTACAACTGCCGATGCGCATTATACTATCTTAGCTGTTGCAGATGCAGCAAGTTCTTCTAAGACAGTTACATTACCTTCTATTACATCGAGTATTGCACTTGAAACAGTTGCAACAACCGCGATAACAGCGAATACAACTGCTACGATTACAGTTGTTCCGGGTACTGATACTCTATACACTTACACTATTGACACAGATAACGAAGATTGTACTCTTACGTTTTCTGCTGGCGGTACTGCTGGTGATGTAGCTACTATAATATTCATAACGGATGGTGTTGCAACCCATGACGAGGTCATGACATTTGAGGGTACTCTTGCTATGTCTGAGGGTACACTTACTCTGGAAAATGAAGCTGTTAGATATGTTGTCCAGTTTATAAGTGATGGTACTGTATGGTGTGAAACAAGTAGAACGGTGAAATTACCGTAATTAGGTTAATTATATGGTGGGGGGAGAAATCCTCCTACCATATTTAATGGGAGATTAAAAAATGAAAAGAATTATATTAGCGTTAGCGATATTCTTCTTGTTTACTCAATCAAGTGCGTTTGCTTTGGATGCAGTGTATGATTTTAAAAGTCCTAATATGGTGCGTGGCTGGCATGTAATTGCAGTTGATGATGATTTATCAAATGTTGCAACTTTAGTTACTGATGAAGATACTGCGTATGCTCAAAATGCTTCAGCACAAACCATGGAAGTAGTAAGTAGTTCAACTGCTGATACTACGCAGACTGTAACAATTTATGGTATTAATGTTTCCGGTAAACAAATTAAGGAATCATTAGTTGTAACAGGAACAACTGTAGCTGTTACGAGTCAGACTTTTACATATTTTGACCATGCTGAAATGGACATTGAAGCTGCTGGTACAATGACAGTTCAGACAGTAGACAATACTGATGTTACAGTTATCCCGATAGGTTCTTTAGCAAGTCAAGTATCGCAGCATTTTAGTGGCGAGAAAGTCAGCTATATTACTGGTTGGTCTGCTGCTGTTAATTCAACTACAGCAAATGTAAATTTTACATTAAGACATTATCCAGATGACGCTGATTGCTTAGACCCTACTGATGGGTTTGTAGTATTAGACCAAATTTATATTGATGGTTCCGTAACTTCCCCGTATAGTGCGCAAAAAACTTTTGCACAGCCAATTAGAGTTGCTAGGGGTGGAATGATTGCTATTTATGCTATTGGTAGTGCAGATAATGGCGATGCTATCGTTACTATGCAAGGGTTTGACATACTGGAGTAAACTATGAGAGAGCAAGACAGAAAAGATTTGTATACATTTATGGGTGAAACAAAACAGGCTATAATTGATTTAAAGGCTAGTGTGGTAGAGATAAAAGATAATCATTTACATCATGTTAATATGAAATTAAATGGTTTATTTTTTACTGTAATAGGTAGTGTAATTATAGCAGTGTTTACAATAGCTTATAAATATTTAACACAATAAAGATTGGTGAAACCATGAATAGAAATGAAATAATTGAAACATTTAGGGCCGAAAATCCTCGTTTCAAAACTATAAAGGCTTTGCCGGAGCCAACCGTGAATATATGGTGCAAACTCGGAGATAAAGATGTTTGTGCGCGTTCACGTTGTCTCGCTGGAGATTTTAGTTTCACAACTGTTATAGGTGAACCTAAATATGATTTAACCGATGAAGAATCAAAATTCTTTGATATAGATGAGTACCCAGGTGGCGGAATATCTTATGATGATGATAGACTTAAAAAAACCACGATAGCTGAACTTGATAATAAAAATTCAAGTTGGAGAACGGCTAGTGATGGTACACCAAAGAAATATTATAAGAGAGGTCAGTATATTTATTTAGTTGACCCACCTGATGCTGAAGAAACAGTTCAAGTATATTGTCTATTAATATCGGATGATTTTGATAGTGGTGAAAAAATACCATTCAACGGTTTGACATATTTAGAGCCTTATCATTATGCTATTGTGAAATTCATTAAGTGGAAAGCTGAACAGAAAAAGGGCGGTAAGCGCGATGATGCTTTAATCGCTAAAGCTGAATATGAAGAATACGTAGCCTACATGAAAAAGATGCTCGGAGGTATTAAATATGGTCCGATACGGTTTACTAAATAATATAGTTAGAAATGCTATTGTCGTAATAGGAATAATAACATTTTTAATATCTCCTTGTTTCGCACAGGAAGATTCTTTATCAGACCAGCTCTGGATTTTAGATGATTTTTCTGGTGGTTTAGATGTAAAGACTTCAATGATTAAAATAGATAATAAGCATGGCGATATTTGTGAAAATGTTCGTTTTAATGATAGTGGTAAAAGCATTGTTAAGCGTAACGATATACTTTCCGGTGGTACAGCCAGTGCTACAGAATCTATTAAGGGTATGCACAGATTATATTTATCTGATGGTACTAAAGTTTTAATTGTTAATCACGATGATGATATAGATACAAGGGCTGATTCCACGAATACTTTCACTACAATAGAAACTGTTAGTAGTGGTGGTTATCGTTGGAATTGGCTTACTTGGCATGATTTAGCTATTGGTATGGATGGTTATAATCAGCCAATCAAATATGATGGTAGTTCTGCATCATCAACTTATTTAGGTTCTTGCCTTGCTACGGATGCCGGAAGTGGTGCTGGCCCGAGCGGTACATATACATACAAAATAACTTTTTACACCACTACGTATGAAATAGGTTTTAATCAAGCCTCCAATTCATTAACTGTAACAGATAATGATATTGACCTTACAGATATTCCTATAGGACCCACAACTTATCTTGGTGAAGATGTTGTTGGTAGGAAAATATATAGAACTGAGACAGGTGGTTCTACATATAAAATAATTGAAAATGGAACGATAGCCGATAATACAACTTTAATATTAACTGATACAACTGCTGATGTTGATTTAGGTGCAACTATATCAACTGACTTAGATGAATCACCTCCAAAGGGAAGATTGTCTATAATTCATAATGATAGACTTTTCATTGCTAATGACCCATCTCATCCTTCAAGATTATATTACTCTGATACAGGAAGTCATGATTACTTCCCGGCTGATAACTATGAAGATATTAGAAGTAATGATGGTGATGAAATAACATTAATGGAAGCATTTCACGGAATATTATACATTGGTAAAGATAATTCAATGCAAGCATACTACACTAACCCGGATGATTTATCTTACTATGTAGGAGACCCATTTAATTTTAAGGGGTGCCAGGCAATATATAGCGCAGCTACATCTGTTCATGGTGTTATTTATTTAGCTATGGATGGAATATATGTTTTTAATGGACAGTATTCAAAATTACTTTCAGATAAAATAGAACCAATAATTAATGATATATCTGAAAATCAATTTGATGATGTTTGGGGTATAGTGCATGATAATAAATATTATGTAACTTACGCTTCGGAATCAAGTGGTTCTCAAACAAATAATAGAGTGTCAGTTTTGGAAATTCCCATACAAGCATTTTCAACTGATATTATGAATGTAAATGCTTTTTGTTCTTTTAGTTCTGGAACCGATAGTGATACATTATTCTTGGGCTCATCTCTTACTGGAGCAGTGTATTCATTTTCAGAATCAGCACATGAAATTGTTTGGAATAGACATCTTGATTTTGATAGTGGTACTTGGGACGACATGAGATATATACCTACTGGTACTCCTGGTGGAGAAGAAAATAATCCAATTATAGAAATTGCAAATGAAACAAATATTGATGATTTAACTGGAGTAATAAATGATTTAACTGGAGATATTAACAGGGAAGATACAAGCGGTACATACATATCTCCATCAATACAAACTAATATGGATTTACTTGATAAATTATATTGGAACGAAATTATTCCAGCATCGGGCGGAGATGCTACAATAGCAATAAGAACAGATGCCGATGATGCTGCATGGGGAGCTTGGTCATCTGAATATACCGACCCCACTGGTTCTGATATTTCAGCATTAACAGCAAGAGAATATTTACAATTTAGAATAACATTAACCGCTACTGATATTGATTACAGTCCGGTTGTTTATAGAACTAAAAATTTTAATGTAAGAATAACTTATAATACCGAAGGTTCAACATCTGAATCAAGTGTTCCTTTAAGATGGAGAAGTGGTTGGAATGATTTAAGAGCACCTGGTAGGGATAAAGTATTAAGAGGTATTCGAGTGTATCACACAGGAACATCAGGAGACCTTGTTTTAACTTTTGAAAATTATGATGGTGAGACCGATGTATTCACTATTGATTTAGCTGAGTATCCTGATTATTACGAAGATTCGTTTGATGACACCGGGTTTCTAGCAAGAGAAGTTAGGTTGTTAATAGAAAATGATGATTTAATTCCATTAACTATAGATAAAATAATTGTTGTTTATGATGTGGAGCCAATTAATTAATGAAGAAGTTCATATTTACAATTTTATTCATATTTTCTTTTGCATTAATATGTAATGCTGAAGTGTATAGAATTTTAAATTTTGATGAAGAATCATTACCAATGATTAATGAGAATTTTAGAAGGATACAGAGTAAGGTGCTAAGGGTTGACCATCTTGAAAGATATACTGAATTTGAAAGTATTATTGATGGACAATTAAAGGACCATGATTTAGACACATTCGTATCAGTTGAAACCATCACTGAATTAGCAGATGGAACTTATGCGTATTCAGATGATGATACAATTAGATTTTATATTAGTGGTACTGAGCAAATTAATATAGTTGATGGCTATGTATCACCAACAACAAATGATGATGTTGATTTAGGTACTACTGCAAAAAGATATTCAGATTTATATTTAACTGATACTATTAATCTTGGTGATAACGGTGATGATGTATCATTGGATTATGATACAACTGACAATGAATTAGATATTAACCAAGATGTTAACATAGAGAAGGCTGACCCTGAAATAAAGATTACTGATACCGGGTCCAATGAATACAGTAGATTGGTTAGAACCGATACTGATGAGACCATGACATTGTATAATCGAGTTGGTGGAGTTGGTAGTGAGATGTGTTTAGATTTCGATGGAGATGATACTGTTGATGTTATACCTGGCGGAAGTTTAGTTTCCCTAGGAACAGCAGTAACTCATGCTGCCTGGGTATATCCCACAACAATTAATGATGCTATGGGTTTTTTATCTATATCTGGAGATTTAACCTTTAAGGCCGGAACTGGTGGAAGTGATTATATTGCCTTTCAGTATACTGGTGGAAATGGTACTTATACCAGTGGTTTAACTATATCATTAAATGCGTGGCATAGATTAGTGTTTACTTATGCTGCTGACAAAAGTTGGGTTGCTTATTTAGACGGAAATAATGTTGGTAGTGGTACTGGTTTATATACATTAAATTTAACTGCTGTTGGTATAATAGGTCGAGGTAGGGATGGAACCCATAACATGCTAGGAAAAGTTGATGAAATAGCTTTATTTAGCGCAGTTAAAGACCAGACCTGGGTAACAGCTGATTATAATTCTGGAGATGGAGTTTACTATGATAGCACCGAAGATGACATAGAATATTTATTTCATTTAGATGAAGGAACTGGTACGCAGTGTTTCGATAGTTCAGGTAATGATAGGCATAGCGCGGATGGTTTTACATCTGACCCAGCTTGGGATGCTGACGGAGTTGTTACTGGAACTGGAGTTGTTTCTGAAATTCAAGTTCTTAGAGCTGAAGATGCTGGAGAGAGTGGAGAAACTGGACAAATTACTTTAGGTGATACAGGTGCGCGTACAACCATAGAAGGTGTTAATTTAAGATTCAATGTTGCTGGAACAGAGATGATGAGAATTAATGATGTGGAATGGTTGTTTGGTGGTGATTCAGCTGACCAGGATTTAACTTTTAATTTTGGTGTATCACCTAGTAATGGAGATATTAAATGGATGGAAGATGAGTGTTATTTTCAATTTGGTGCTCCAATTTTATTTACTAGCACTGATTCGATGTACTTTAGGGATACAAGTCAACGTATATGCTCACTTCAAAGCGGTGGATACTTAGATATAACTGCTGGTACATTAGTTAGGATTGTTCAGGACACATCGTTTGGTGATAAGAATATTTCAAATGTAGGAGATATTGCTTTGGATAGTATTTCCAAAGATGGTGCTGGAGCAATTTCAATCACTGCACCTGTTACACTTTCAACTACACTTGCATTAACTTTAGGAACTACGCGATGGGATAACGGAGCAGATAAAATGGATGGCGAGCAAGTAGCTGATGATACCTTAGATGAAGATGCTGTTGATTGGGGAATAGGAACGGACCAAATAAGTTCTGCCGATATTCCCGACCACAATGGACATTCTATTGGAGATACATTTGAACACATTATTAATAGAGGAGTAGCATCTACTATTACAGTAGCTACGCCTGGTGGTTTAGGGATAACTTGGACTTCGGGTGAACTTTATGATGAAGCTAATAATTTATTCGTTGCAACTGATGCAGGAAGCGGTAATTTATCTGATAATAAGGTTAATTATCTTAAATGGGTTAGTGGAACAGCTCTTACTATTTCTACTGATAG